CTTTAATGATGAAGTCGCGGCCCGGATTGCGGGTGTCGATGCCGTTTCTGCACAGGTGGATACTGAGCGCATCGCGCGGATCAGCGCCGACGGAACGATTCAAGCCTCCCTCGACACGGAAATCTCTGCGCGTTCAGGCGGGATCGACGGACTGGCTGCTACCATCGCCACCGAATCGGCGGCGCGGCTTGCCGCGGACGGTGAAGTGCTCGCGCAGGTTCTCGAAGAAATCTCGGCGCAAAGCGGAGTCCTAACCGCCTCGATCGCGACGGAAAAAGCCGCACGCATCGCCACCGATGGCACGCTGACAAGCACGTTTAACGATGAGGTAGCGGCCCGGATTGCTGGTGTGTCCGCTGTCTCTGCGCAGGTCGATACCGAGCGGATCGCGCGGATCAGCGCCGACGGAACGGTACAAGCCTCGCTCGATCTCGAAGTCACCGCGCGCCTCGGCTTGGGCACCACACTGCAAGCGCAGGTTTCGGCTGAAGCGATTGCCCGCGCCAATGCCGACGGGTCGCTCGCCGCCGAATACGTGCTGTCGGTTTCGACGACCGGCGGCCAGCCCCGCGTTGCCGGTTTCCGCGTCACGAATCTGGGCGGCGCGGCCGGGTACACGGAATTCGTCGTGCAGGCGGACAAGTTTGGTTTCGTGAACACGAGCGGTGTCGGCCATATCAACCCGTTCTCCATCGTGGGCGGCATCGTCTATATCGACACGGCGATGATCCGGGATTTGACGGTGGGCACCGCGAAGCTCGTGGATAACGCGGTCACGGTCGTCGTCTTTGCCGGGACTGACGGCGAAATCTCCGTCACGCCCAATACGAACGTGACGATTCAAACGGTGACGATCACAACCATCGGCTCCGAACCGGTCGCTTTGTCCGCGGGTGCGCAGTTTTCGCAATGCAACGACTTTATTTATTTCCGGCTGGTCCGCGATGGAACGATACTTTGGGAACTCACCAAAGTAGGTCCGTATATTAACGGCTATGAAGTGGTTTCGTTGCTGTGGACCGATACGCCGGGAGCGGGTTCGCACACGTACACATTCGAAGTGACGCCGCATTATGCCTCGGGTAACCAGGTTACGGTACGGTTTTCCAAGCGGTTTTTACAGGCGCTCGCCTTCAAGAAATGAGCACGCCCTTTATTGTTTTCGACCGTGCAACCGGCGCGATCAAGCGGACCGGGCAATGTCCCGAAAAAATGGTCGCGCTCCAACCGGGCTTTGGCGAATCCGTGATGATCGGCCAGGCAAACGATCTCACGCATCGCGTCGACCGCACGCCCGAAGGCATCAAATCCATCGTCCGCCGGACTGATGTGCCGGATCTCGCCGCGCAATATGTCGCCAAGGGGCTCGCGCCGGAATTCGCCGCCCGGCTCGCCAGTCGTGGCCCGCAACGAAAGGCGGCGCCTCGTGCCTAACCCCGCCACCGAGCTTTTCGAAGTCTGCACCGATGGCGTGTCCTCGGCGTTCGAACCGGAGTTGATTTTGCCGACGCAGCTTGCCTGGGCGAAAAACGTGAACATCCGCGGCGGGAAGCCGAGCACGCGCCGCCCCATCGTGCAACGGCTCGAACTGCCGCCCGGTCTCGTGCAAGGCGCGGATTTTTTCTCCGTGCAAGGTGGCATGCTGATCGCCTCCATCGCCGGGCACCTGTATCGGATTTGGATCGGCGAACGGGTGTTCAGTTGCGACGAGATCCCGCTGGCGTTTGAGAACTCCCCGGTGCAGCCGGAAGTCTGGATGGAGGAAACGGTCGGCAGCTTTCTCGTGCAGGATGGGCAGTCGCGCGCGATCATCTATGACGGGGCCGATGCGCGCCGGTCCGATCCCCTGAAGGATGAAGTACCGATCGGCCGGCAGATGGCTTATGGCAACGGCCGGCTGTGGGTCGCAAAGAACGGGAACGAGCTGGTCGCCGGCGACATTTGCCAGAAAGCGTTTCAGTCGGAACTCAAGTTCACGGAAATCAAATTTCTCGTTGGCGGCGGTTCGTTCTACTTTCCCCGCAAAATGCAGGGCCTCGCCTTTCTTCCGACGGTTGGCAACACCGGCACCGGCGGCCTGATCGTCTTCGGCCGCGACAACGCCGAAACCATCCGCGCCGACATCACTTCCCGCGATCTTTGGTCACAGATTCCCGGCTTCAACTCGACGACGTTGCGGACGACGGGCGCCGCCGGGCATCGGGGCATCGTGGAAGTAAACCAAGATTTGTACTGGCGGGACGGCGACGGCGGCATCCGGTCGTTGAGCAGTGCCGTCAGCGATCAGGCGGGCGCTGGCTCCGCGCCGATCTCGCGCGAAGTGCGTCGCCTCACCGACACTGAATCGTCCCGGCATCTCGCGTTTTGCTCCGGGGTCGTCGCCGACAACCGGCTGCTGATGACGGCGAGCCCCTTCCTCAATTGCCGCGGCGGGGTTTCGTTCCGCGACATCATCTCGCTCGATCTGGCCATGCTCGCCAGCATGCGCGGCAAGGCCCCGCCGGCTTACGATGGCGAATGGGACGGACTCGACGCGGCGTTGCTGGTCGCCGGGACGTTCAACGGCCGCAAGCGCGCGTTTGCGATTTCAACGGATACCGACGGAAAAAACCGACTGTGGGAATTCATGGCGCGCGGGACCGACGATGTTTCCACCGTCGCGGGCCAGGCTGTGCGGACGCCGATTCAGGCGGTGGTGGAGTATTCGCGGCGCAACTTTGGCTCGCCGGGCCAGCGCAAACGGCTCACCGGCTGCGAGGTTTTCCTGTCCGGCATCGAGGGCGACGTGGCGCTCGATATTTTCTGGCGCTGTGATAACCACGACCGCTGGAATAAATGGGACGAGGTAAAGGCCGGCGCACAGATGTCCGATCCTTCGACCACCGCGCCGCATCGGTGGAAGAACCTGAAGGCCCAGCACCGGCCGGGCGTGCGCACGTTCACGATCCCGGATGAAGGGATCGACGAAAACGACCGGGCGCGCTGCGTCGGATTTGAATTCCAGTTCCGCCTGGTCTGGACCGGGCGCGTCAAGATTCACCGCGTCGTCGTCGTCGCCCAGCCCATCCCCGAGCCGGCCTACGCCGACCGGGACGACACCGAGGCCGCGCCCATCGAATACGATGTGTCGGGCAATGATATACATTACGAAATTCCCACCGGATAACCATGAGCCTTACCCTTACCCTCACCGCGCTCCCTGTGCCGGCTGGCACCGACTTTCCCGCCACGGTGCAGGAGTTTTTGGAGTTGATTACCGAATACGTCGAAGTGCCCGGCAGCGACGTGTTCAATGGTGTCAACTTCGGCGCTGCGCAACCGCCGGCGATCGACCGCGACAAGCCCTGGTTCAAGACGACGGAAGCGGGCGTACCGGTCGGGTGGTATAGCTGGGCGGGGGCATCGTGGGACCCCATTCCGATGCGCGTACCGAGCGGCACCACCGAGGAGCGGCCGGCCGATGCGAGCGAAGGCACGCGGTTTTTCGATACGACGCTTCATGCGGAACTGATTTATGAGCGCAACAAATGGCGGACGGCGTTCGGCTCACCCGGCGACGTGAAGCTGATCGCGAAACCCACGCTTGCCGAAGCCCTCACCGCCAATCCTGGCTGGATTCAATTCGGCGCTGCCTCGGGCCGGGTGTTGGGCGCGGCGGGCGCCGGAATAGGTCTGACGGACCGGGCGTACAACGCGGTCGTCGGCACCGAGACGCATACGCTCCTCACGGCGGAATTGCCGGCGCACACGCATGGCTTGCGCTCGCCCCCCGGATCGTCCGCCGACAACGGCGACATCGGCTCCATGGTCGTCACGGCGAATTCCGCGCAGAATTCCTCACAGCTTTTCGACCCGCAGACGGTCGCGGTCGGAGAGGATGCGCCGCACGAAAACATGCAGCCCACGCTGTTCCTGTGGTGCCTGGTCAAAGAATGAAAAAGCCCGTCAAAGTTCGTCGCAAGGAGAAGTGGGTTTGCGTCATGCCGAGCGGCTTGGCGGCGGTCCCGGACATCCGGGAAACGATCGACGCGAAAGCGGCGGAAATGGCGAAGCTGCCGCAAGTCGACTGTCCGCTGACCCACTCATGGATTCCCGGATTTTACTGCCGGACGATCTTCATGCCGGCCGGGACCAAGATCATTTCGAAGCGGCATGCCAAGCGGCATACCTACCATGTGACCAAAGGGCGCTTCGCCGTTTTCGTCGAAGGAGAGGGGCAGGCCGCGATCATCTGCGCACCGTTTTGTGGAGTGACCGAAGCCGGCACGCGCCGCCTTTTGGAAATCTTCGAGGATACGACTTTCACGACGTTTCATCCGAACCCGACGAATGAGCGCGATCTAAAAAAGCTCGAAGCGTTTTTGATTATTCCGCCCGAACCCAAGGCGCCGCTGGCCGGCCCTTCCAACCTTACCCTTCCCCGCCATGATTGATTTACCGCGTCGTCTTCGCCAATGCTCGGACAATTCCGAATCGTGGAACCGCGATCCGCCGGACCATCCGCGTTTCTCGCATGCCACCTGGGCGGCGGTGGCGGTCGGCGCCGGCTCGCTCATTGCGGGCGTCGTCACTGCCCCGAAGGCGCCCAAGGCGGCGGAGTTGAAGACGGTCGATGCGCAGGCCGAACAGCAAAAGGCGCTCGCCGGCAATCTCGCCGCGCAGGGCTCCATCGAATCGCTTGTCTCGCGCTCGAACTCATTCACGCAGGACCAGGCCAGCTCCCTCGCCGAAAAGGCGATGCCCGGCTACACCGCGCTGTCAGCCAAGTTTATGAAACAGGCGAGCGGCATGCTGGACAACCCTTACGCCGTTCCGCAGGACGTGCAGGATAACTTGTCGCGCATGGCCTCGGAACGGGGGATCAGCGCCGGCACGCGCGGCGAGTTTCAGGACTTCAGTTTGCTCCGGGATTTCGGCGTCGAATCGCTCAAGTACGGGGAAAGCCGGATCAACTCCGCGCAAAGCATCATGTCGACCGTCGCGCAACTGGCGCCGCGGATCAATCCAATGTCCCCGATGGCATTCTACGTCACGCCCGCGCAGCAGATCGACGCGACGGTGCAGAACAACACCGGCCAGTACAACAGTCAGCAGAGCGCGAACAACGCGTCGGCGGCCGCCGCCAATGCCAACGCTTCCATGTGGGGCGGCGTCGTCTCGACGGTGGCCGGAGCGGCTGGCGGCTACATGGCCAATCGGCCGGCCACGACGACCCCGAGCATCACCGCGCCCGCCAACGCCAATATCGGCTCGAACCCCGCGCTGACGGGTGACTGGCACAGCACCGGAACCTAATCCCATGGCCGAATCACAATTCATTCCTGGCAGCGGCAGCGAATTCCAGACGATCGGCAACGGCCTGCAAACCGGCATGTCGCTCATGGAGCGGGCACAGGCGATGCGACTGCGCGCCGCCGCCGATCAACGCGCGACCGAAATGGAAGACCGCCAGCGGGCGCAGTATCAGGCGCTCTTGCCGGTCGCGCTGGCAAAGAACCAGGCCGACATCGTGACGGCCAAGGCCACCGTGGCGAACCATACCCAAATGGAAATGCTCCGCGCTCAGGGCGCGACTGCCTCGGTCGATGCGAACAATGAATTTCTCCAGGCGGATTCGATCACGGACTGGTACGGGAAGGCGGACGCACTGGGCAAGCTCCAGGTGAAGTACGCTTTTCTCGGCAACATTCGCGACGACGGCGGCCAGCCGGTTTACGCCGGGTTTTTGAAAGCCGTCGACGAAGCCCGCGGCAATGCCGTCACGCGGGGCAAGACCGACCAGGATATTGCCGCGCATCAAAAGTACGGTGAGACGCTGGTGAGTGGACGGGCGGCAGACGTGGCCGCCCGGGGGAGTAATGCGGTCGACGTGGCAAACATTCGCGCGGACTCACTGACGGCCGCGGCGGAAACACGGGCGGCGTCCGCGTCCAAAGGGCACCAAAGCCCCTTCGTGCAGTACGTCGAAGAATATAACAAGGCGATCAAGGCCGGCGATCAATCGACCGCGGATTTCTATAATGGGATGATCGCCAAAAGCACTTACATCGCGCCGGAAAAAAAGGCGCTGATCGCGGAATTGATTCAGGAACGCGACGCCGCAACGGCTGCCGGTCGTCCGCAGGATGCGGCGCTGATCTCCGCGCAAATCGAGAAGCAAAACACCATCCTCGTCGACCCGATGAAACAGGTACTCGCAAACAAACTGGCCGCCGGCATGACCGCCACCCCGGCCGCGGCCCCCGTTGCTCCCGCTCCGCCCCCCGTCGCCCCTCCCGCGCCTCCCGCGGCGGCTGCCGCCCCGGTGTCACCGCCGGTCACGCCTCCGGTGGTCCCGCCCGCGCCGGCCGCCCCCGCCGTCGCCAAACCTTATATGATCGAGAACGGCGCCGTGACCTTCGCGCATGATCTTTCACCGTCGCAGTATTTGGCCGCGATCAATCAAGCCGTGAATGACCGGGTGATTGACGCGGAGACGGCGCGCGCGGCACTGCTGAAAATGGGGTTCAAGCCGAAGAAGAAACCTTGAGCCATGCCCAACCTCCTTGACGAGTTTGAGGCGCCGGCTCCCGTCGACCTGTCCGCGGAATTCGACGCGCCCGCGCCCGTCGATCTCAGCGCCGAGTTTTCTTTGCCTCCGACTCCGGCCGAATTTATTGCCGACAAGCGGAAGATCAACCCGCACTACGGACAGACGAGAATTGCTGTGCCCGGAATGGCTCCCGACTGGATTGATGATCCAGCACTCACCCTCGGCGGGAAGAAGACGGATCTCGCGATCAGGGTTGTCGCGCCGATTGCCGGAGCGATAGCGGGTTCGGTTGTTCCTGGCGCTGGCACATATATCGGAGGCGGTGCGGGTGGTTTGGCCGGTGAAGCATTGGCGCAAACCCGGGAGGCGTTCCGTGGCGAACGCACATCGCCCAGCTATGGGCAGCTCACCGTTTCTACGGTGATGGGCGCGATTCCGCTCGGCAAGTTGGCGCCGACTCGCCTGTTCGCAGGCGGCCGGCTCGCCATTGCGATTCCCCAAGCAGTAGCAGTGCGCGCCGCGCAAGGCGCCGGCATCGGAACCGCCGGCTCAGTCACGGCTCAGGTTATCGACGAGGGCAAAGTGAACTGGTCCGAAGTCGCCAAGACCGCCGCCTGGTCGACACTTTTTGGCGCTGGCGCCGGCGGGTTCGAATCGGCGGCGATGACCCTGGCGCAGAAAGCGGCTTTGTTGCAGATGCGGAAGGCAACCGGCGTTTGGACGATGAGCGACGAGGAATTCATTGCCGCCGCCCGCACCGCCCGAAATGGGAAAGGTCCGCCCGTGGCGCCGCCGGATACTCCCCCCGAGCCAGCAGCGCCCACCCCGACCGCACTCGATGTGCCCCTGCCCGTGGACGTGCGCGCGGCCTCCGTTCCCGCGCCAATCCCGCCTGCGCGCGCGCTGGTGGTGGTGACGACCCCCACCGGCCCGATCAGCGTCCCTGCGGCACCGCTCGGCGGTCCTGCGGTGCCAGCGGACGAACCCATCGACTATTCCATCTTTGACCAAGGCGGCGGCATGCCGGCCACCGGCGAGCGGGAGGATTCGTTGACCGATTGGGTTCCGAAACCGCTTACCCCAGGCGCCCTGGTCCTTTCCAAAAACGTCGCGACGACGCCGGACCCGGACAAGTACACCCCGCAGCAAGTCCCACTGTCCGAAATCGTCGTCAACAAGGACATCAAGCAGTTCAAGGCGAACGCTGATCCGGTGACGGGCGTGGTCGACCCGCTCGGCAAATACATCCCCGAGGGCGTGGCGCCCATCGTACTGTGGAAGAAGCTGAACGGGGAAAAGGAAATCATCACCGGCCGCCATCGTTTCGCATCAGCGAAAGATTCAGGCGAAAAATCTATCATCGCTTATCAGTTTAACGAGGCGGATGGTTTCACCGTAGTCCATGCCCAAATCTATGACGCCGAATCCAACATCAAAGACGGACAAGGAGACATCAAAGATTATGCCCAGTATTTCCGAGCCACCCGCGACCTCAACACCCGCGCAGTTGCAGACGCGCGAGGACTACTATCGCGCTATAAAGGAAGCGCCGGCTTCAGTCTGGGCCACGATGCCGGCGATGGTTTATTCACCCTCTATCAAAACGGTCAGATCGTCGAAGCGAAAGCGGTCGCAATAGCCCGCGGCGCACCGGGTAATGAAGCGGCCCAGGCCAGCGCGATCCGCGGGGCCAAACAGAAGAGTCCGGCCGAGCTGGAGCTTTACGCGCGCAACCTCTCGCGGCTCACGGGCACCGCTCAACCCGCCGGCACGGAGCAAATGGGGTTTGGTGACATCGGCGGCGATTTTGCTGCGTTTGAAAAAGAGGCGGATGCCGTCGCGAAGGTG